TTCATTGATAAAATATCTAAGGTCGAGTACATCATTTGTAAAGTAGTTATCTAATCTCTTAATTTTTTTCCCAGTTGTTCTTAAATGTACCACAAGATCATTTAGATCCCATTTCCTATTCTTTGTTATATTATTCTCTTCCAAGAATTTACCCCAGTTAAAAACAGTATGGCCTTTACTTAATAGATCCATCGTTTTTTCTATCCCTGATTTATCCCAGTCATACCAATATTGTATATTGTCAACTTCGAAGGGAAATTTGTTTTCAAGAGAGCATAAACCAACGGAATTGTTCCAAAACCAAGAATCCATCGGACCCTCAAATATTGTTATTGTATAAGAGAAGTCAAGAACCCCTATTCCAAAAACATGAGATATCGGATCAACTGATCTGGCCTTTTCCAAAAATTCAGCATCCGTTACCTTTAGAAGCTTCTCATATATACCGCTTAGTTTATATGTAAAGTATTTGGGCGAACCTTTGATAGCATTCATATTTCTAACCTGCAGTCCTATTATCTTATCGTCTGGCGTAAGATTGAAAAGGAACAAGCGTTCCCTTTTGTTATCCCATGCAAGTTTCTTGTCTGTTTTTTGACTTCTTCTGGTTACGTATCTTTGTATTTTAGATCCCCAGACTTCTTCCAGATTTAGCTGGCTCATAAACTTTGATCTATCTATAAGTATATCACTTATGTCATTATCAAAGAAATAACTTATATCAACCTTTCCGTAGACATTGCGTCTCTTTCCCTTGTTATCATCCAATATGGATCTTACTTCCTCTCTTTCATCTCCACTAAATTTATTGTATAGTGCAAAGTCTTTGAAAAAGGAAACAAAATCCTTGAATATTCCGCATCCACCATTATAGCATTTATACCCTAAGGTGTCAAGATAAAAATTTCCTCTCTTCTTCCTTGCATCATGGGAATCCCCACAATACGGGCAGGAGAAATTTAATCTGGTTCCTGCCTTATAGATTATCTGTTTGGCTGGATTACCCGAAAATTCCTTACCTAGGACTAATCTTATTATATCTTCTACTTTTTCTGGTTGCATAGGAATAAAAAAGGGGCAGTTCTTCTAAGGAACTACCCCATTATGGTTTATCTATTAAAGATCGTTATATAGATCCTCTAAAGAAGACGAGCTGTTGTTTGATGGCGAAGATGATTCTTCTCTCTCTACGTGGCCAGCAACTTTAGTTTGATTTACTTCTGCATATAATTCAGATTCAGAATTTTGCTTAGGTGCAGGTGCAGATTGTACCGGTGCAGATTGAGTTGGAGCTGGTCTAGAACTAGAGCTAGCTACTCCTCCAACAATCTCATTAATAAGTCTTTGCTCAGGAATTGTATTCTTGATAACAGTAATAACTTTTTCCGTTACATCATCGTCCCAATCTTTATAATCAAAGCTTGTTAGATTTTTAGGACCTTCGTTTAAGTAAGTTAATACTGTGTCCATGTCCTCTTTGGTTTTCTTCATTGGAGCACCATTAACTCTAATTGATGTTTTCTCACCAACGAAAGAGCAAAGATCGTAGTTGTTCCACTCTCCAACTTTTCTAACACTTACTGCAAATTCACGTCCTTCGAAAAGATCGAATGGGTTACATGCATCACCATATTCTGGTTGTAATTGTGCCTCGATCATATCATTCAATTTCTTACCGAATTTGAAGATCATAATTTTACCCTCTAATTCAGGTTTGTTTTTATCCTGTACGATTTGGATAAGAGAATAGAAATCCTCTTTTCTAGCAAATTTCTTAGATAACTCCTGATCAGCAGCAGAATGTGAATTCTTAAGTTTCCAGAAAAGATCTTTTAGAATAGATTTTTTACCCACTGTTGAAGGGCAATCTACAGAAAAACCATCACCTGATACCGGATCGTTTAAGTACACATAGTATTTGTGAACTTTAGATTTTGATGGGTCAGCTGGGTTTGGCACGAATCTAATTAAAGATTTGTAAACTCCGTCCTTTCCGTCTTCCGGATAAGGTTTGTAAAATTCAAGGTCTTTTCCACCACCTTGTTGAGCGGTTTTCGTTACGAACGCTTCTGCGTCCAAATTGAAGATGTCTAAATTACTCATAATTGTTTTTTGATTTTAATTTTTACTTTTTGTTTTCTTTTTGTTTCTCCTGATTTTTGATTTATTTTTGATTTATTAATTTTTCCTCTATCATGTTGATCAAGGAATGTATTATTTTTATATGTAGTTCTTGTATACGGTCCGCATATCTATTGGAAGGGGTTTTTATGAAAACATCCACTAAGTCATCGTAGTCGACTTGTAAATCACCCTCACAGTCGGATGTAAGAATAACAACCATCATATTCTTTCTTCTAGCCTCCAGACACCCACAAATGATGTTCTCTGAATTACCCGATGTGGTAATACCAAAGAAAACGTCTCCCGGATTTCCTAGAGCCTCGATGTATCTTGAAAAAATGTGTTTGAATCCATAATCATTACCCACACATGTAATATGTGATGGATCTGATATAGAAACTGCTGCTAGGCCTTTTCTATCATTTCGGTATCTTCCACTAAGCTCTTCAGCAAAGTGCATAGCATCACACATAGATCCACCATTCCCTGCGGAGATGATCTTGTTTCCTGATTCTAAAGATGTAATGATTATTTCGGCTGCCTCTACTACCGAGTTTAGGTAATCGGTGTTTGTAGAAAAATCTCTTAATATATTAGAGGCTTCCCGTAAGTGCTGGTTTAAGATTTCTTTTAATTCCATAATTTTCTTTTAGTTCCTTTAATTCTTCCTTTAAATACAATGTTATCCAAGTTGCGTCCACGATATCATCAATTGGTTTGTTAACCACCTTAGATGGTGTTATCCACTCGGTCTTGTTGATTTCTAATATATTACTGAAGTTTATCAAATTTGTTTCATCTTCTCTGAAATTACAGAGAACATTATATAATTCATCCTTCTTAGCATTTCCCTTAATTGCGAACTTCTTTATCGATGTTGGTGAAAATACATGGAATTTCTCAACACCTATTCTATCTATTATTCTCTTTCTAAGTAGTGCTGTTGCCATAGATATGTCTATTAGCGCATTACCGTTAGATGAGAAGCTTAATCCCTCCATAGCAACATAGAAATCATCGTCGCCCATGATCTCCAATATATTATCCCATAGGGTATCTACTATTTCCTGGAAATAAACTATCTTTATTCTTTCTCTACCAGTATAATCCTCAGGTAGATCCTTTTTATCAATAAAGTATAATTTAAAATCATCTTCAGAATCGAGTATTGAAAAAGGCTTCTTAGCATTTTTCATAAGAGATTCTGGTTTTCTGTCAGATCTTGTTAAAGATCCCCATATGTAATTACCATTCTTAAAACAACAAAAAGCAGGGGAATTTAATGAAAAGTCTATTCCGACTAAATTCATAAATGTTTATTTAGTGATTAAATACTCGCGCTTACCTTCTGTCCAGTACTTCCTGTGTAACCATAAACCTTAGAAAGTTTATCGTAACATTTTTTCATCTGATCGTCAGATAAACAGTTTACAATGTCATTCAAAACTCTTTGATCGTTACCAGAAGCAGCAACCAATAAGTTTTTCATATGATCTTTCTCGCTAAATAAAGCCTGACCATATTTCATTTCATTCAATTCTTTTAAGTTTGTAAATGTTTTCATATTGTTGTTTTGTTTAATGTATATATCCTATTTAGCTTCTAAAACTATATCTATATAGTTTGCTTTAAAGCCAACTGTAAATGATGTTGGTTGTGGAGCATTGGAAGTATATGATAATTCTAATTCAGAGAATGAAGTTAATATAACCTCCTGGAATTTTAGTGAAGTTATTATATTTCCCTCGTTGTCCATTATTCTAACTGGTAAATCCTGTATAAATACCTGTGGGTTCTCAAAGTTTAAAAAATGCAGTATCGTATCAAGCATTATAAAATAATTTATAAATCCATCAACAGTCTTAAATTGAATTGTAAATTCCTTGGCAAATAATTCCTGGACAGGTGTAGAACTTTTATAATTTATCTTTTTACCCAAGTTTCTTACTTGCTCAACGCTATCCATAGTCATACTAGGAAATCCTATTGATCTTATCGTGCTATTTATATATTGTGCAACAGTATCAAAAGGTATAGGCTGCTTCTTTAGATATGGCATATATTTATTAACAACGGTATCCGGAAAGAATCCCCTCGGAAATACGAAATAAAAACTATTAGATTTTGGGTTTAATAACATTATACTATTATTGGATTTATTTTATTGTTCTAATGGATTAATCTTATGGAATTATATCGATAAGGTTGGAGAATAATCCACTACCCCCGAATCCGCCTCTAAGTTTAAGTAAACTAGCTGGCGCTAATATTCCCTTCGCAGCCTTTATAAATTGATTCTTAGTTAATCCCGGATATTTTATATAACCAGGTTTTCCTGGAGTCAAGAAATAGTTTATTATGGTCTGATCCGCCCATTTAGTAGCTTTATATCCAGCCATTTCAGCACTTAAAGCAGCTATTAATGCAGATCCAATAAGAGAAGGAGTTGTTTGTCCACCAGCAGATCCCACTGGTCCTATACCGGAGGTAGAACTTAATGGCTCCAAGCTTTTAATTATAGATGATGGTGCTTCAATTACACCGATACCAACATTGCTGCTTGATAATGCAACAGAAGCTGCGGTTGCACCGGTTGCACCCATAACCATATCTGCTTCCCCTTGTTTTTTCCAATATCCCCAATACATAACAGAATTAGAATTATTAGTAGGAAGAAGTATATTATTAGCAGGAATATTAACGTAATTATTAGTACCATTAACGGCAGCAGTCTCTGCTCTTCTTTTAGAAACCACCGTTTCTATTCTTTTCTCAAGAACATTAGAAGAAACACCAGCATCCACTGAAACAACCTCCTTATTTGTTGCTGTAGTTGTTGCTACATTTATTGATGTTCCGTTCGTGATAAAGAATCTTCTATCGTTAATCTGCAATATTTTAGTTGCTATTGATTCGTCTATTTTAAAAGCAAGCTCACCTAATGCGGGATTAGCTATATTTTTATCATCCAATGCAGGTACTTGTATCTTATTACCAATCGGATCAACGAAAGATATATTAAATTGACCTGAACTGCTTAGGTCGATAGGTATAGGGTCTGCTGATGGCCCGCTTTTAACAAATTGTAGTTTGTAATAATTATCAAAAGGTGATATAGATATAGTCATTTTTCCGGTTCCGAGTGCAGTAATCTGTTCAGCTCCTGAATCTATTTTTAAAGTATTATTGGTAAATGTTAAATTATTTACTGATGCAGTAACATAATTTCTGTCAATAAACACATTAGTAAATTTAATAATCTCCCTTGGAGATGCCGAGGTGTTTCCAGACACTGTTATTGTTGGCTGTGAGTATATTCTATTATAAATCTTCTGAACCTGCGGGAATGTACTTAATTTAATAGGTGTTATTGATGTTCCCCACTGCCCAGGATTTATAGAGGTGTAACTAGATATTCTGATGGTTCTACTCTGATCAGCGTTATTTATCAGAGACATTGTGTATCTAAGAGTAAAACTAGACGAAACAGCAGCATTTCTAACTATCGGTCTGTAGTAATTTGGCATATCATATGCTGTTGTTTGTATAGATTGAAATCCCGATGTTTGTATTAGTGCCGCACCAATCTGCTCAAGAACCTCTATCTGATGACTTATATAATATGAGTTACCCAGCGAGTTCTGAAATAATATAAAATCCTCAACAAATCCCTCGTTATCAGTGGCATAGTATTCAAAAAATTGACCCTTTTCTGACTCCTTAATTGTTGCACCTATATTAGCAAATTGATCTTCCTGCTCTAGCGAAAGAACCGCTATTCTAGCACAGTTATATCTCAAATATCCGGCATAATCCACGGTATCCTGTACTTGCCATGCAGTAATTCTAAGTGGAGCGCCATATATAAATCCGGTACCACTTGAACTAATTAGTGAAGCCAATGTTTCCGGTTTAAAAACTGCAGAAGCTGCAAGATACTTATCATTCATATCCTTCAGATTCGGCAACTTTATCTCGAAATATTTGTCATAAATATTTGATCCTATTGTTACTGGATTTGGATTAAGATAATAATCTTGCTCAGTTCCTTTTTTAATAAGGATCTGTGATGCAGTAACAAATTCAAGATTCTGATCCTGGTATTCAACAGACATTATCAATCCATCTATATTTCCAAGATTATATCCCGCTCTAATGTGATATCTAACAGTATCATATACAACCAGTAGATTGGAAGGAAATACTATTGGTAAGTCAACCGTATTGGTTAGCTCCTCTGAATAATCATTGAAAGGTATAATTAAGTTCGCATCCAATGTAACGAACGAGCTTTCATTTATTCTAACAACATTATTTTCTGTCGTATTATGAGTTATTGAATAATTTGCCGACTTATTAAAAACTTGGACAGCATTACTTCTATATCCATTTATAAGTTTATCATACCCAACCACAGTACTTCCGGTATTAACAAAATGTGTTTCCGGTGTTGGTTGGTCAGCATACATGTACTCCATTAAAAGATATGGAGTGATCTGAACGTATTTGGATGATGTAGTAAATGCCATTTTTTATCTTATTTTCCGAATTGTAAAAATTTTGGTGAGTAGTGTATACCAGCACCTATATAAAAGCCAGGAGTTATTCCTGCGTTTGATCCGGAAAGTC